TTGCTTATAGCTTCATAGGTGTATTTTTTAGCTAGTAGCTTATATTCTTCATTAAACTCTCTATCTCTAAGAGTGTAAAGCATACTTCCAAATTCAGGTCGTTGTACTCTACTTGTAAGAGGTGTTTTTAAAGTCCTATTTATGCTACTTGTTATGCTTACTTGATACATATATTTACCTTGGACTAGCTACAGCACCATCTGTAGTATCGTGTTTATGATTTGTTAAATCGCCTTTGCTATCTGTAATTATTCCACCACTACTTACATCACCGCTTACTGTTAAGTTTCCATTTATAGTTACATCACCAGTATTTGATGTAGTAGCTGTTATATCAACTGTATCAGCTGTAATAGTTGCAGCCTTACATATAATGGTAATTTTATCACTAGCATTTACTTTAAGCTCTTTGGCTTTTGTATCATAAGTGATTACAGTTCCATCTTCATATTCTATCACTTCAGTATGCTCATTAGCTAAACTAGGTTCTTTACTACCTTTGTTAAAAATACTTCTTATTACAAAACCACCATTAGCTTCACCGAAAGGGCTAATCATTACACATTGCTCACCAACTCTTATAGGTATAAAATGCTTTTTAAAGCTGTTAGAGATAGATACAACTGGTAAAAAATCAGTTTCCCTATCCATAACCTTAACCCTAGCCAATGCTTTACCATCAGCTACTTTAGTTTGTGATATAGTCCCAAAAGTTACTATATTGTTAATCAACCTTTGTAGTTCAGCTAACATCTTCTACTGTTCCCATCTTGAAGTAAAATAAGTGATATTAAACTCACATCTAACACCACCATAAACACTATCTTTATGTTCAACTAGAAAATCACTACCTAGATACTTGCATTGGTAATTTAAAACCTTTTCAAGCTCACCAAAAGCTTTTAGTACATCACTTGTAACTTCTCGCATATCCCAAGTTATGTTACTTTTGCTACTTACAGCAATATCAATTTCAACTTTTAAAGTATGTTGTAGTTGCCCACTATCATTAGTTTCATCTGATACATCCCTTACTATGATTGCTGGATATTGTCCTTTTTCTAGTGGCTTATTCATCCACTCGTAAACATTCGCACCTGCTTCACTATAAAAGCCATTTGCACTACTGATTTTTTGCATTTGTTCAATAATGCTATCTACGATACTTTGTCTAACCATCTTGATTATCCAAATACACTTTAGTAGTGTTATCGTTTTGCTTATGTATTTCAATTACACCAAATGTTTTACCATCTACAACAAATATAGACTTATGACTGATATTAGTAGCTTTTGATGTTGCTAGTTGTAAAGATGGTACGGTAGCTTCTATACCATTGTATTCACCCTTATCAAGTATCACATCAGTAGTTTCATCAAAGATTACATTTAACACTTCATCTACATCATCAAAATAGTGTGTAGCTTCAACAGCAAATTCATCTAAGTTAAAACTAGCTTCTAAGTCTTTATCAATCATATCTCTCAAATTCATTGCTTACTCTTCATCCTCTTCATCATCACTTTTTTTAATAAGTTCAATGATTTCAGCTTTTGTAGCTGTGCTTGATACATCAATACCTAGTTCAGTTGCATACTCTACTAAGTCATTTTTTTTCATATCTTCAATAGCTACAGTAGTATCTTCGCTTACTCCAACATTTGCTTCATCTGTAGCAGCTCCACGATTGATAAGCTCTTGTGCTTCTCTTTTATTTACTTCTACTTCATCACCCTTTGAATACATTACACCCCTAACAAATAGAGATGTAAGCATAATTACAGTTACTTTTTTAGACATCATTTACCCCTTATTGGTCAATGTTTATAGTAGCTGAAAAAGATTGTGCATATCTAACACCAACATCCACACTTTGGAATGCTCTAATCACAATCCCACCATTATCAGCATTTGTATATGGGTCAATCATAATATCAAGCCCACCCCATAGACCAGTAATAAGTTGGCTAAAATCACCAAACAACATAGTATCAGCACCAACTTGGTTAGTTCTAGCAAATCCATATCCATTTACTTCATTGTTTTCAAGTAAATATCTACCAGTACCACTTTCTTTTTGTGTTGTTTTTAACTTACCAGCTACACCAGCACCAGCTACATAGTGCATATTTGATACATCTGCATTACTTTCAGCTGTAAGAGTTTCAAATTTAACAACATTAGCCCAGTTAAGACCACCAGCATCTGTTGAACAATCTACAGCACCAATACCAGTAGTATTTAACACACCAAGCGGCTGACCATTTGCACCAGTACCACTAATAGCAGCTTTATCAATAGCTAAAGCGATATTTGTAGCCAAGTCATTCATAACCAATCTTTCTATATCAGGATTGCCTTGAAGTAGCATTTGTCTTGTATATCCACTTTTTGCACTTACAGTTTTTGGTTTAAGTTCAATTAGCCCTAGTGCTAAATCACTTGCAGTTGTTGCTGCTCCCTCATCAATCCAGTAAGCTGTAGCTGAACCAGTCTGCTTTGGAATTGCTACATTTCCACTAAGACCACTTAAAACTTGACCACCAAGTTTTGCTATAACAAGCTTGTTTCTAAGAATTTCAATAAAACTAGCACCACCAGTAGTAGTATCAATAATTGAAGCACCACTTGTAGTGTTTAAATCTCTTTGTAAAACTTGGTGTGGTACATAAAAACCTCTACTATCTTTCCCTAGCATTTTTGCTACTTGGTTACTTGCTTCTCTTTCAAGTCCGGCTTTTGACCAATCACCAGTAATTGCAGCTTCTAAAGCTCTACTAAATGAGTATTCTTTTATCTCATTATCACTCATACTAATATCAGCAGCTTTAGTATCTACTGGTTTTGCTTGACCCATTTTTTCAAGCACCATAGCTCTAAAACTATCTACACTTGTACCATCTTCTATAGCTTTTTGTGCTAAACTATCTTGGTTAAATTTACTACCAATCGCTGCTAGTTCTCTTACTCTTGTTCTTTCAGCAGCTCTAGCTTCAGCTTGAACTGTTGCTACATCTACATTTTCTTTTTGTTCTTTAGGCATTGTTTTTTCCTCACTTTTTTTTGAATTTAAAATTTTTACTTCTAACTCTTTCAAGTCATCAGAACCACGACCTACACCAACAGTATTATCCGCTGGAATTGAAACTATTGATATTTCAAAAGGTTGCCATCTTGTTACTCGGTAGGTTTCCACACCATCACTTTCACTTTCAAGCTTCATTTCATCTATCTGGTATCCCACAGATACATTTTTCATTATCCCATCAACCACATCACTAAATACCTCTTTAGCTTTTGCACTATTGCCAAACCTAACAAGTGCAATACCTTTTCTATCTTCCACTTTTGCATACTCCACAACACCTATAACAGTATCGCGGTCGTGATTAAATAAAAGTGGTGCTGAATTGTTAAGTCGCTCCATATTTACTGATGCAGTTGAATGGTCTAGTATTTCCACACCCCAGTATCTTTCATAAGGCTCTTCACTACTAAAACTAAGTTCTACTGTTCTTTTTTCTTCATCAAAACTTTTAAACTCCATATTTCTAAATTGTGGTTTAAGCTTCATTTTGTTTATCCTCTTCTTGTTCTATTTTTATTGTTTCAGCCATCACTTTTAAAAGTTCAGCTTCACTAATCGTTGTGATACCATACTTAGCTCTAAGCTCTTTTTCTTTGGCTAGTTGTTGATATTGTTCTTCTAAATCAAGTCCCATTTCACTAGCTATTTGTGTATGAGTTTTTAACCCCTCTTTTACAGCTAGGATATTTGATTGCATATCTTTTAAAGGATCAACCCAACTAAATCCGCGATATAACCAAGTAGGGTTATTAAATTTATCAAACTTAAAAAATGGTAGTGGTACAGCTTTTGTAAGTAGTGCCATTTCTAGCCAACTACTAAAAACATCATCAAGTAAATGTTCGCCTAACCATTTTTGTAAATCTTTCCAAACTTCCCGCTCTTCTAAAACACCGGTTCTTATACTTGAATAATTTACACCCTCTAAATCATTTGCTAAAGTGTTATAACTAACATCAAGACCACTAGAAATACCCCTTAAAACTACTTTCATAAAATCTTTAAATGCTGTTGATGGGTGTTGTGGGTCATAAGATTTAAAATCCCACCCCTGCGGTAACACTTCAAATTCACCAGGTGTTACTTCATTTACTGGTGTTCCATTTTGAACTGTATCACCAGCATATTCACCCTCATTTTCTTTTTGGATATAAAAACCAGCTTTACTAGCACCAAGTCTAGCACCTACAAGTTCAGCTTCTTCATATCCGTTTATCATTTTCATTCTAGTCATAGCTGTATGCATCCAAGGCACACCCCTAGTCGCACTTATTCTAAGTGGAATAAATAGGTGAATTATCTCATTTGCTGGTACTCGCTCCCTTGTAGTATCATAGTTTCCAATTCCTAGATTACCGGGATGGCTTTTGTGTAAATGATAAGCTATTGGTTTATTCCATTGGTCATATTCAATACCCATTAAGATATTTTTATCTCTATCATTGTATTGTTCGTCTAGGTGGTCTGCTTCAAGTAGTTGTAATGCAAAACCAAATTCATTATCAAAGCCTTTTACTTTTCTAATAAGAACTTCACCATCTTCAGCTAATGTACCAATAGCCATTTTTTGAATATCTATAAAAGAATATCTACCAGTAACATCACAATTGCCTTTTTTGCCCCATTTTGTAAAAGCTGTTTCTATAGTTTCATTTGCTTTTTTGTCTAAAGTGCCATTATTATCTTTAGCTTTATTTTGTAGTTTAATACCATTATTGCCAACTACATTAGTTTTAATCATTCTTTTAAATTTTTTAGCATAATCATCATTTCGCATTAACTCACGACTTCTAGCTCTTATGCTTTTTAAATCTTTTTTTATATCTATATCAGCTGTAGTATTTGATGGTATCCAACTAGCATATAGGTTACCAGTAGTTGCGGCATTAAAAGATTTTTTTTGTTGTGGTTTTTTCGCCCGCGAAATTTCAAAGCCTAAAATTTTCATCATACAAACCTAGTTAAAACTTTTCTTTTAGGGTTTCCAAGTCTATTAGCCAAATCTTCTTGGATTTTTTCAGCTTGTACTTCAGCTTTATATTTTTTTCTTAAATTTTCAAGCTCACCAAAAGAGTATTTTTTTAGTTGCCTACCAGCAATTTCATATTCAGCCACATCATTATCAGCTTTACCAAGTAGCATAGCTTCAATTTTTTCTAACATTTGTGTAGCAAAAGTAGGTTCAGCCAAAATATACTCCTGGATTTTTTATCTTGGCTGTATTATTTCAAAAAAGAGGGCTAATTAAAAAGGGACAAAAATTATATTTTGAAAAGTTTTTTGTATTTTTCCATTTCATTCTCTAAAACTGTTTGTACAAATAAACTAGGGGTCATATCTAATTCATCACAAATCAATTCAATATCTAAAATGGTTGAAGTTTTTAATCTCAAATCAAACTTCATTTTAGGGTTATCACTCTTTGGTCGCCCTACATTTCTTTTTTCTTTATTATTATTTCCAGCCATTAGCCCATCCTTTCTTTTTTGGTATTAGTGTTTTTTTTGGTTTTGCTTCAACCTCTTTTTTTATTGGTTGTATATTTTCGCTTATTTTCTTGTAATTTGGATTTAGTATTGCTAGTGCTGCTAAATTATAAACAGTATAATCTAGTGCTTCATTTCTTGGTCTTGTAGGTTTCCATACTCTGACTGGGCGACCTTTTTTAAAAGTAGTTACTAGCTTTTCACTTGTAAGCATTTTAAAGTATTCTTCATCATAGCTCTTATTGAAGTGCATATAACCCTCTCCAAACTCTTCAAGTTGTAACCTGCTAAAAATAAGTTCTTTTGCTGTATCTGTTCCAACAGTAAAAAGTTTTACTTTTAATTTATTTGATGTAGTAGGTCGTGATACTATTGGCTTACCAGCTATAGAACTACCTTTAACTGCAAATACCCTTTTAACTTCTCTTTTTTTACAATATTTATATACTTCATCTGTAAAGTGTCCACCACTATCTATACAAGTACAGGATATTCTAAGTTCAACTCCATCAGTTCTTTTATAAGTAGCATTAATTATATTGTCTAAATCTTCCCACACTTGCTTTTGACTTGGTTTGCCCTCAATTCTAAAAGGCATAACACCCCAGCTTTCATTGCCATCACCCCAAGCTTTTACCTCACCCTCTAATCTATCATCTTGTGTATCTACACCACAAGTAAGTACAACAGCTTCAGTAGGTAAGATTGTATAATCTTCTCTTCTTTGCATAAGTACATTATCTTCTATTTGTTCCCCTTGGTCATCTTCCCAAGTTTCACCCAAAGAAGTATTTACAAAAGTTTTTAAAGTGTGTTGGCTCTTTTTTGCTTCTAAAAAATCTTTAGCCATATCTGATAGTTTTACCCAAGGACTATAAATCTCATTTAACCAAAATCCAGCTATCCCCATTGATGGTTTTTCAGCTATCCATTCACCTTTTTTAACTGCATTCCATCTAGTGCTATCATCCCAAGCAGTGCCACAATATTCACAAAAATATTTAGCTGTTTCAGGCTTTCCATCATCCCAACTTACATTAGACCATTTAAGAACTTGTTTTTTATTGCATTCAGGACAAGGTACATAAAATTTTCGTTTATCACTCTCTTCATAAGCTGCTTCAATCCTACTAACATCTTTTATAGTTGGTGTAGATGTAAGCATTCTTTTTTTATTCCAAAATGTAGTAGTTCTTTTAAAAGCCAAATTTACTGGGTCGCCCTCTGTACCAGCACTAGGCGGGTATCTATCAACTTCATCACATAAAACTACTCTAACTGGTCTTGAAGCTAGACTACTTGGACTATTTGCACCAGCCATAGTAATATGACCACCGGGAAAAGTTTTATGTAAAATAGTGTTACCGCTATCTTTAGCTTTGCTATCTTTTACTTTGTGTGTTAAAACTTTTGTATCTCTTACCATTGGGGCTACTCTATCTTTTGAAAAAGCTTGTGCCATATCTAAAGTTGGTTGTAACAACAACATAGGGCTAGGGTCTTGGTCTATAAAATAACCAATGATATTTAGCAATACTTCGGTTTTACCTACTTGTGCTGAACTCATCCAAACTACAGTATCTGTATCAGGGTCGCTAAATGCTTCCATTAACCCCCTTTGATACTCCGCCCGACTTGTTCGCCACTTACCACTTTCAGCTGAAGCTTCACTACTAAGCTGTCTATATTCATCAGCCCATTGTGATACAGTTAGCTTTTTAGGTGGTTTAACAACTTTTACACATTCAGCGATTATCATTCTACATCATCCAAATTACTAAGTTCTTCTAAAAGCTCATACATATAGCTTTCAACTACAACAGCTACATCTTTTTTATCTTTCAAGCCAACCAAATCACCACTTATTTTAGTTGGTAGGGCTAGGGCTTTATCTCTAAAGGCTTTTAATATTCTTTGAACATCTTTTATAATTTGGTCTTTTGGAATTAAAAGTTTTTCGCCCTCTAAATATTTTTGCTGATTAATTTTACCAGTCCAAAAGTCTTTTATAATTTGTACTTTTTGATTTCCGGTTGTTGCACTTACAAGTAGTAATTCAAGTTCAGCTAAATTATCTTGATTATAAAGTTCATCATCTTCTTTTATATTCTTATTTGTAACTTGTTCAATCTCTTTTATAG